CGACCGTAGTTGTTCTCGACGCCGTAGTGCTCCAACACTTCGGTGTGAAGAGGGGTACTCGTTACGCGGCTGCGAGGCTTCGGTCGGAAACCAACAAACGAACCATAGAGGCGACACGTACCTGTGGGCAGGTAGCGAAATAGACTCTTGTGATGGAGAGGACCCAACACGAGGGTACGCTTGGCACAACTCAAGTTTGGCTCATCACCGGCCTGAACCACAGGTCTCTTGGTGATGGCAGGCATCTCTTCCAGGGCATCGAGTTCGCTTTTGACGACTGACAATATGCCTGTAGCTGTGTCGTTGCCCAACATGTGGATCCCGACAATGACAGGGCCTCTTGGGGTGAGGGAAACGTAAAGAGACCCGCACATACCCATCTCGGTGGCCCGAGAGCTCATGCCAAAAAAGTAGTCCATTGGGTTGGGCATACCTTCAACCTGGTTACCGCGCAGCAGCTCCATCGCATACACAGTGTGCATACTCAAGGAACCACTATCCTCACGCATGAATCCATGAGCCCGATCGGTGTGGATCTGACTCTTGGCCCAAAGGTGCGTGATGTCCTTGAAGGGCGGGATGCTGTCAACCTCAAACATACACAGATCGGAGTGCGAAGCGAACGCAATGTCCTCCCGTGTGAGTCGGATCGTGATGTTGGGCGTAACACCAGAAGCAGTGCCAGCTTGAATGATCTCAACGCTGTAGGTGGTGCCAGTAGGCTTGAAAGCATGACCATTCGTCAAACAGCGATGACCACGAGTGAAAACGCCACGCATGATGCGCACGGTGGACTCACCATTGACACGGATGCGTAAGAGGACGCAGTTACGTCCAATCAAATCGCGCAGCCGTTCGGGTGTGATACCAACCAAGGAATTGCTGGCAACAGGAACATCGAACTTTGTCAATTCGATTGTGGGATTGTACCACACGTTCTGTGTAGCTTCCTTCTGGAGCTGTTCTGAGGTGCCCACGGTGTTGCCTTGCACCTCATGTTGTGCTTTGGCTTCTTCCGCAGCCTCTGGCTCTGTGTTCACCTTGTTCCGTGACTCGCTCACGGCCTTGTACATGAAGTACGCACCAAGCAAAAGCGAGAATGTGGTTAGAGTGACACGAGCCGCACGCGCATGGCGTGCCTTGAAATCCACAAAACGACCGTAGAACGCGACGAGTTGTGTCTCGGAGGCAACCCTGTTGATGATCGCAAAAGTGGCTCGGGTAAGGAAGCGTGTGCGCGAAACGCAATCGATGACCTTCCAAATGGTGCCAAATGTGAGGAACCACTGCAGGATGCTCATGAGGAGTAACATCACAGTCATCTGACCCATGTCCAAGGACTGAAGGGACAGACACTTTTCATGGGGCAACGGTGCGCAACACTTCTTGCAC